GTAATTCTTGATTCCTTATAATCAACTACAATCCTATTGTAAGGAGTAGTTAACTCGAAACAATAAGTAATTTCTCGATCAAGTCTTTCTGTAAAGTCCTCAAATGACATACCATTGGTATCCTTTAAAGCCTTTTCGAATAAAGATCTGAATGTATAGAAACCACTATCAATAATAATATCAGCTTCAGGAACCGAGCGGGTTGCAACACACCATTCATCCGTGAACATATCATAGTAAACAATCGTAAGTGTTCCATCCAATTTCTCTAGAATAGCAAGTTTAGGATCAGCCCAATCAACATCTGCCGCCGATCCCTGCCCATAGTTGAAGAATCTATTCATAGGATATGCCAGAACTCTTGTCGCGCCAGGCACAACTAAATCGTAGGTTCGGCGCTCATTAATCTCAATTGATTGAGGTAGATATGATTTTCCGTCCACAGCGGACAAGATAAGCCCACGACATTGTTGTGCTAAAAGATCTGACTCTTTTGATTCAAGCTGATCATAGTTTAACGAGAACTTGTGTCCTGATTTTGAGAACGACGCATACACGCCATGTTCTTCAGCTAGTTCAGCAAATGAATGAGTCTGTAGATATGTTTGAACTAATAACATTGTTTTTATTCTTTTGAATTTAGAATTGCTTTTATTTTATCTATATGTAATGACAAATCTTGTATTCCATATAATTCTTTAGCCAATCGATCACAAAGATAGATATCGTGTTCGTGGCATATCTCAGCTAAATCTTTATATGGCGGATCTAGGTTCGGTTTAAATTGCTCGGGCAATTTATTAGATTGATATGGGACCGTAATCGTATAGCTGCGCTGCACGCCGTCCGCATTGTTTGCGTTTGCCATGTGTAATTTCGCCTCTATACACAATATAAATCTTAAAAATTAGGTGTCAAATTTAATAAATCAACCGAATTATTTTGATTTCTTTAACTTTTTGATCTTGGCTTCAAGCTCAGCCAATTCTTGTTCTTTAACCCAATTTTCATAATCTTCCAATTCTTCTTCATATTTGGCAAGATCTTTTTTATATTTAACCACATCTTTATTGTATTTTTGTAATGCTTTTTGATATGCTTCATCTTCACGATCTAGATCTCGATTATATTTGATAAAGCTAAGGTCAAGATATTCCATGTATCTTGGCATATCAATATCAAGAATAATATCACATAATCTAGTATTAGGTGGCGCCAAATCTACAATATCCTGTAAAGATAAATTTTGCCATCGTCTAATATCTGGATCTTTTGGAAGTTCTTCATCTTGATCTCGAAAATATTCTTCTAGATTAATCTCAGAGTCTCCAAGTACAGATACGTCTCTATAAATGACTTCCTTTCCGTTTGAGAAAGAAAGACGAAATTCTGTTCTTTTTGGCAAGTGTGGCGGGAAAGGTTTAATTGGAGAATATCTTCTATTATTCATTTTACAATTATCCACTTTATATCTGAGGGGACAGTTACCGATTCATTACCATCATATTCATCAATTATATACTTCTTGCCTTTAATTTTTTCTATTTTAAGGTCAGCAAAGGCGCCAGATGCTTCTTTACCAAATTCTTCTACAGCTTGAACAAGACGCGGGTCATGTCTTTCTATTCCGCCTGGTAACGAAAAACATTCTCCTAAGCACCTAAGAGGGGACTCGTCTTTGGATTTTATTTCTTCATCCATTTCAGCCACACCCAATTGTGCTAACCTTTCAGCGGCTTTTCTAGAAAGACCAAATCCCCCGAAACATGCATTATATACAACTTTTACCATTAGAAATCTCCGGGGTTAACTTGCCAACAGGCAAATCCTTTTGAACGCCAGAAGTCAACTACTTGATTACGATCATCAAGCACTAAAAATACATTGTATTTCTCTGCTACATATTTTTGATATAGTTCTTCTTTGACAATAGAGTCTTTCCTAGAGTCGCCAGTTGTTCTCATAATTAATTCATATGGAAACCCAACATTTTTCTTAAGAAATTCTACGGTCTGGTCCCTGTATCGATCTTCGCGTCCAGAGCAGAATATGATTTGATATCCGGCAGCAGACATTCTCTCTAACACTTCTGCAACTGGCTCATTAACCATATCATTATTTGCTTTAGATGCATCATAAGGGCTTCTGGCTGGCGCACCAACATGACGCTTTTCAACAGATCCATTCTTGCGAATGGGGTTAAAAAGCGAAATAGTTCCGTCTAAATCGCACAAAATAGCAAAAGGCTTACTCATATCAGTAGATGCGGGCTCTCCAGAATCAAATTCTAGAGTATTTCCTCTGCAAACCTCAACTCTACCTTTATAAAACTTATGTTGTGTTCCACCAGATTGCTTCCACATTTTACGTATAACATCTTCAGGAATTAAAGCAAATCCTTCGCGCTTAGCATTGCGGGCAATTGCCTCATCCAGATCGACATAGAATGCTTTCTCCATAACCATACATTCTACGCCAAGGCTATTAACCAAAGCACAGACATCTTCAAAGTTACGGCGATTTAAGTTAGTATCATCAATGATGACATTTCTTCCGCTCTTTAAAGCATTAGAAATGATTTGATTACGAGCCGCAATGATTAGCTTCTCATTCTCTGGCGAGTAAACATAATTAGACATCATAACTCGCAGATCATCTCTGTTAACCCTAATGATACTAGGATCTCTTTTGATTTCTTCTTTTGCCCAAGTAGACTTTCCTGATGCTACTATACCTACGCATAAAATGACTTTCAACATCTTAAATACTTCTTTCTAAATTTTTCATAATATTTTGGATATATAAATGTAATATATTCATCACTTAAGATAACAGGATCAACCATTTCATATATAAAACCTACCGTTTTTTGCCTTTAAAAATAGTATTTAGAATGAATCTATCTAATAAATCATTTATGTCTTTGCATAAATAGTATTTAGATTTACCTTCTTGTCTCCACTTACAAGAATTGACATAGTAATAATATCTACGATATGCCATTGTAGGTGACTGTATAATAAATCCTCCAGATATTGGAGTAAATGAAATATTCCTATCTTGGAGAACTTTTCTATCTTGTGCATATGATTTAAGATTGCTGATTTTGTCTTGCAAACGAAACATTGCGTATGCCTCTCCATCAGTATCACTATCATTATCACAAATGTGCTTAAGCTCTTTTTCCATTGACTGAATATAGTTTTTTTCTTTATCAGTCAACGCATCATCTTTTTCATCCAACATAATACTTTCTCCAAATCTTCAATTTTGATAATGCATTTAATGATCATTTAAAGAATTCGGCTTGGTCTATATATGTGCAACCAAATCTTGTTGCTGCCGTACGATCTGTTGTCATATCACCTACAAAAATTGATTCTTTTCTATTTAGTTTGTATTTAAGCATAAAATCAATAAACATGCCCTGCATGGGTTTTCTACAATAACAAGATAATGGAGCAGACCTATGTGGACAGAATTTATATTCTATATCAATGCCTAATAGTTTATTTGTATGTTTAAATAATTCAATAGCAGTTTCATTAGATAACTCATCTTTAGCTATGCCGCTTTGATTAGAAGCTCCAAGTAAAAGGTATCCCTTATCCTTATAGGATTGCAGCACAGCTTTACGACCAGGCATTAGCTTAATCTGATCTTTTGTTACAGGGTACTTTCCATTTCCTCCAATACATTCACGAAGTGTGCCATCATAATCTACAATGACAGCCTTATTGGTAAACGTAGGATCATCCTTGCGAACAAATGGAATCGTATCAATTTTGGAAAAACCTTCAGCAAGTGTTGGTTTTTGAAATTCCTTTTTATACTTGAATAGTACCAGGGGCGGGAAAACATTTGTATGTTTCGCCTCTTTTATTGCCTCTGGAGACGGAAACTTGCCAATAATTCCAAAAGCCCTTTGAATAACATTAAAAGCAGCATCTTCAATAGATGTTCCCATTAATACACAGTTAATGGTTGCTCCATGCTTTTTAGCCATTTCAAGAAATGGTTTTCGAACTTCAACAGTGGGAAATAGGTTATCCAGAACTACATCTTTATTATCTTTCAATAAAGCTTCCATTTTAGGAAGTAATGAAACAATTGTGCCGCCTTCTGTATCTCTATTAAGAGAGATGAATCCTTGTTCTTGTACCAAATTTCTTGTGATAGTGCTTTTACCAGATGCGGGCGCGCCACATACTAATATAACTTTACTCATTTAAATATCTTTCTCTAAACTTTTTATCATATTTTGGTAGAAATTTTATTTTATTTTCAAAATATAACTTTAATATCTGATCATAAGTCAATACTTCTGGATCCACAATTTCATAACTAAATGACCTATCTCTACAAAATCTCTTGGCAGCATTGCTTTTTGCAATAATTTTTGGTGAATTGTGTAACTTAGTTGGTTTTATTTCTATAATTTTATTGCCATTTATTATAAAATCTGGAAGATAAGTTCTTTTCTTTCCCGTATGATCTAAATATGATATCCTGAATGTTTTATTTGGAACTGCCCAGCTTAAATTATTCTTCTCTATTATCAATATCATATAAGATAGTTCTCGAATAGATCTAAAAAACCATCCATTATACCATCCTGACCAACCATTTCCACTACCTTGTGGTGATGGTTTACCAAACATAGGATTTCCTTCACCAGAATTTCTTTTTGAAAGTTTGTATTTAAAATCATTTAACTTTTGGTTAGCAATATTTTCACCATATTTTTCTAACCAAATATCATATAATGGACGATTATTTGTAACTTTTAATAATTGTTGTTTTGCCTGTTCTTTTTGCTCATTAGTAAATTGTCTATCTATAGATTGAAATCTACTCATTTTTTGTCTTGATTCAACTGTGTGTTTCTTATTAAAAAAGTGATTATTCTTACCACTTTGCATACAAGATCTACAAACAGAATCCTTTTTTAAGGCAACAGTAAAACTACACTTATGCTTATAAAGAATTTCTTTATTACATTTAGGACAGTTCCTTTTATACTCGCTCATGCTAATATAAATAAATATTGATAGACAGAGGCTGGATAGCCCATAACTATTGACATTTTAATTTACCTTACTTACTAAGTGCGGATGTCAGCATTGATTCTAGCATAGCTAATGAAGCTAACCCAACCTTTGTATCCGCTCGTTTTCCATTAACAAACAACATAACTGTTGGTACGCTTCTGATTGCATATCGTGATGCTGTTTGCGAAGATTCGTCTATATCAAGTTTACAAACTTTAACTAGTTTGTCATTTCGAACCGCAAACTGTTCTAGGATGGGAGCTAATCGTTGGCATGGTCCACACCATGAAGCACTAAAATCAACTAGAACTGGCTTATCAGAATTTATTACTTCAGATTCAAAATCACTATCATTAACATGTAAAACTGTACTCATAGCTCTCCTCATAACACAATGTGTATCTTAAAAAATTAAAGTCAAGGGTGGCAGCTATTTTTTTAGCGTGATATTTTCGTTTAATTTTTGAAATAGCTCAAAGAATGGTTTACATTCATAGAGTCTATTCTGGGCGATCATTTCGAAATCAAACGAATTATATAGACCCATTACTTGCACTTCATGATCTACATTGTTAGATAGCAAGAAGTTGCATAAGTGTTCCAAAGAAACAAATCTGTTTTTAGATTTAGGATCTTGAAACACCTTTTGTTTTGCAAAATAACAAGCCGTTACCACAAACACCACCTTCTCTGTTGGAGTCAGTTCATGGTAGTTTAGATTCATAGATCCACTTTCAATCAATGAATAAACAAATGGCTCAAATTTTCTATAATGCTCATACCAAATTTTGAATCTTAATCCAGCCTCACTTCCAACAAATCCTGAAATAATTTGTGCTACAGAATCAATATCAATTATCTTTAATTCTTTAGCTTGTATTAATGCATCAGAAGCTAATGTCCATCCACGAGGTGACGGGTTAGCGTAAGTTATATCTTCAGTTTTGCCACAAGCAAACTCTGGATTGCTTCTTAAAAATCCCAAGATTAAATCGTGTACATTGTGCGTCTTTGCCCAATCTACCCACTTTTCAAAATTAAAAGATAAAATGTATTTAGCTCCACGATCTAATAATGCAGAGCTAACCAGATTAGAATTCGCTCCCTCATTAATTAAGTTGCCAGTAAGAATGCAAGATATTACATTAATCTTTTTACCATTAATCTTTTTAAATTGCAAAATTTCTAATAGTGGAGCGGTAACTTCACACGGCGCCTTATCTACTTCATCAAACAGAATAATACTATCCGCATCTTCGCCGTCACTTAGTTTAGGTAGAAAAAAAGGAGACTTAAACGTTACCATATCTCCTGGTGCATTGATATCTGGATAGCCAGCCAAATCAGGACGCTCAATAACACTAAGGTTGATGTAATTAACTTTAATATTACATTCCTTTGCTGCTTGTAGAACAATCTCCGTTTTACCTACGCCACGTCGTCCAAAAAGAAATAAGTTCTTTTGTGACTTGATAAAAAATTTGCTTAGATTAAAGGCTTGTTCTTGGTCTATCTCTGGCAGATTTAATGCATTTGTCATGTTTTCCCTTTAAATATCATATATCTATATAACATAGACTTATGTCATATAAAGGGGATTAGATTTTTGATCTCATTACTTGTCTTATATTTTATAATGAATTCATCCATGGGTTTAATCTGCCCGGTCGTTTCTGCAATTAGAACTAACGCTCTTAACACTTCTTTTTTGTTATACACGCCGCCCATAGAAGACAAGAGTATAGCATCTGATTGCTCAATGGCTTTTTCAAAAATATACTGTATAGTATTTGGTATTTGCAGGTATTTTTCAAATAAACATTTTTGAAACGTAGGGTGGCACATAAAAGAAATGCTAAACGGAGCCTGTCTTATTGCCATACACAATTCTGAATTATCTGATAACCTATCTTGGATGAATTTATAGAAGTATTTATTTTCAATATGGTCTCTAATTTTTGGGAAAATCCAGTGACCAGTTTTTATAGCATCACACAACAATGAATATTTGATTTTTAATGTTAAACTGTCCACGAGCATCTGCTCTCTAACACCAGATCTAATATGGTCTTGCCAATAAGAATTTATAATAAGATAATATAGATCACGTTCTTCAATATTGGTAGAACCTGCAATATCGCTAACTGCCATATTAATTTCGGTTATTGTTAATTCTGACATATAAGATGCTAAATCAAATTTCAATGGTCTTTTAGATCTAGGATCTTTATCAATCAAATTAATTAGATACTCTGGATGTTCTTTTTTGAAATACTGCCAAACTATTACTTCGTTAAGTTGACCGTCTATAGAAAGAAGATCTTTGGATCTTTCGCTATGAGTCATAATATTCAGCACTGATTGAAAACTTATACCCTCTCTTATCCTAGAGATAAAATAAGTTTGCACCATATGGATATCATTACTATGATCACTTTTAATTTGTGAAACCAAGTTATCAGGTACAATTGGATTTTCTAATCGTCTTAATAACTCAAATAAGTGAGGCATTATGCTTTATTGTCTAAACTTAGATAAAGTATGAACCAAAATCTTTGCTATATTTTTTGCATCATCTCCACCTCGATGGTGCGTACCTTCTAGTGGAATGTCTAACATCTTCAAGGCAGCGTCCATTCCCGGCTCACGGCTTAGCCCGTGTAGGATGGTGAAAGTATTTTTAAGATTCATGTGGCGCTTGCCAAAAGGGTATTTACAACCGTACTCCGAGCAGCATCGGTTGAACATCGTTCGATCATAATCACCCCAACTTACCATGGTCTTATTATAAGATTGATATTGGGTTTCTAGATGATGACAAGCCATTTGATAAGTGATGCCATCTTTTAGCATTTCAGGAGTAATTGAAGTGAGCCTGATACAAAAATCACTTTGTTTTGATCGTTGGGGCTTTATCAGGATCGATTCGCTAGAAAGAATTGTCAGCCTATTAATATCAACAACACTAACACCAATCTCTATAATCTCAGAAATTTCATTTTTTGGTTGGGTATATGCTGGTTCCCAACAAGTTGATTCAACATCAACAACTAAAACTTGACTCATTATCGTCTCCTAACTTTCCTTGTTCCGCTTTCTATCTCTACAGCATCTTCATATGCTTTCTCTAAAACCGGCAACATGACTTGAACCCTCTTCTTTAGATCGTCATCTTTAACAACCTTATCAGCTTTAAGGTATTCAAGTCTTGCCACCAGCTTTTTTATAATCTCACCTGATAAATAAGTAGCATTGTTTTCAATAAACTTCTCAATGTCTTTTACATTTTCAGATAATAGTTTTACTTGAGCAATATTATTGGCACTATTAAAAGCATCATGTCTCTTGCGCCTAGCTACTAGCCAACGCTTAATTGGACCAGACAATAATATTTGATACAATATAACGCCAACTATAAGCGCAAATCCAATTTCAACAACTGCAGTTAATAATAACGCAATCATGTCCTATTAAACCAGCTTTCTTAAAAACTTCTGAACATTATACCAAGAATACTTGGACAGTGACTTCTCTACTAATTGAATGCATAATGCATCCAATTTCTCTTTATTTGGTTGTTTTGGAAGAACGTCACAGGTAGCATACAGTTTATTAAGTGCGGCATCTTCACTATCCGCGAACTCAATTAATTGGTCATATGTCCAAGCGCCCTTTCTAATTGCCAATAATTCTTCTCTATCTGGACGTTTTACTATAACTTTTCCTGTAGTTAGTATTTCTCTGCACATACGAATTAATCTTACCAAGTGATAGGCATGTTTGGTATCATATCCGAATTTTTCCTCTAAAGCTGCACGCGCAGGATTACGGGTCTTTTTCCAGTTTTGGTATTGATCCCACTCCTTCTTTTTGGCAGAATATTCTCGTTCACGCTTCATGACTTCAATCAGGTTATCATCAAATCCAATCTTTCTAGCCGCCGCCTGCCAATGCTGATCTGAAGTGATTTTTAGTTCAGCAAGCATAGATGTCATCGTGTTCTGAATACCAATCTTTGTAGAATCATCTAGACCCTCTAAAAAGTCAAATTGGAATCTATCTAATTCTTTTTGTACTTCAGCATGCGCTGCCATTAACTGGTCTTGAGGAATCAAGGTCTGTTCTGGAAGTCCCAACTCTGCTCTGGTAGGTGGTGTCTTAGGAGGATTCATAATCCATTTCTTATGAGTCTTGATTCTCTTTAATTGAGAGATAGAATATCCCATAAAGGTATGTTTTACTTTCTTGGATAAGAAATCATACTTATGTTCTAAGATTATCTCACCAATAGGGTCTACAATGCAATGGTCAGACGGATCTGTATGTAAGACCTCAATGATATTAGGGTTGCAGTCTGCCGCTAATACAAAAAACTTTCTCAGATCATAAATAACAGCATCAGGATCATGAAGTTCAGCTTGTTCGAAACGAAGCTGAGAGCCCAAAAAATATGCTTTTGGAGGGATTGCAATCCCTTTAAAATCCTCGTCACTTTCGGGCGTGCTAGTTCCATAAGCATGAGAACCATGACGAACAAGCAGTACGGTTCGCCCATCAACCCAACCTAAATGTGGACTATTCTTTATAATAGTATCAATTACAATGTGCTTCATATTTTATTCTCAGGTAAAAATTATTAAATGACCAAATTCATTAACTATTCTTTTCATTTCTCCAATAGTTAAACCAAATCTAATTAAGTCCGATCTGTGCCAATTCTTTTCTGAATGATATCCAGAAACACTATATTTAGCATAAAGATTGCCATCATCACCAAGCCCCCATATTATATACGGATTATCATATCCTGGTGATATCTTTTGAGCATATTCAGTGCTATGAAACTCTTTAACAATCCTCATACTGATCTTGCGCCTCGGCTACCGTCAGAGACTCTTCTTCTATAACCTGACATGGGAAGTTACTCCACATTCTTAATTCAAGAAATGCTGCCATTAATGCGGCACGCGTTTTCTTATCTCGTTCATCATCTATGAGGCTGAGAATTTTTAGCAGAATTGTGCTCTGAGTGTCATACTCTAATTCGTTCCATAACATGGTAAACCCTTTATATGAAAGCGGCAAGCTTTCGTAGATTTGGAAATGCTAAAATCATATACTTAATATCATACATCTTATTGTTTGAAGACAAATGAGCCAATATGTTTTTTGGAGATATCTCAGGAAATGTATTTAATAATCTAACAATTCTATCTGCATTGGCGCGCTTATGGCTAACTCTTCTTGCATATAGTTTGTTGATGTAAATAATTGATAACTCATCCGCTATAGTTTCATCTAAAGAAATAATATTTCTAATATTTCTAAGGTGAAAATCTTCAAGAATTCTATAATCACAGTTGGATAAAAAATCCATTAGAGACAGTCTATTATTAGACGTATAATCGGATTTTAATTGAGATAATATGAGAGAATCATTAATCAACGAGAAAAAGGCTAATATATTTTTGTCGCTTCTCTCTCGTTCAACCATTATTTCTTTTGCTAATTTTACCAATGGTTGCCTATCAATTATGATGCCCTGCTTCTCTAAAGCCCGTAATATCTCGAAATTTCTAGCCGAATGTACTATCTTATGAGATATTGTAGCCGCATATTCATCAATGCTCTTAAATACAGTTGGAATAAATGATTTTACGATCTTTATTAGCTTTTCGGCTGTTACATGGGCTGGAAGCTCTGTTAGATAATTTTTAACAGATAATAAACTTTCTTGTCTATAAAACATAACTTTACAATATGCTATGAACTGTACATACGCCAAATCATATTTTTCACTTATATCGTTCTTGTTTCTTACAAGAGAAAACATTCTTTTTTCTAAATGTTTCTCTATTCCTTTAGAAACTGGCTTGTCATTTAATTTGAGCAAAAAAGATAGTCTATCAATCCAGAAAGATTCATTGTTTTCCCAAAAAATTTCACAAGACTTCTTGAATCTATCTAACAGAAAATCTAAATTAATAGAATAATTATCATAGAATAATATTTCAAAATCTTGCAGATCTATATCTGTTCGATTAGAAAACATAAGCAAATCGACTAAATGCCTGAATTTGGTATTGATTTTATCTAGATGAACAGATCCCATAATGATATGGGAATATATCACCACTCAATAATATCCTCGTCATCTACTCCTGTAGAAATATACTTTACGGGGCATCCAGAGAAATTGCTGATATAATCTAAGAACGAAGCAGTTTCATCAGATCTTTTAGAATTTTTCCATCCAGCAAATCTAATTAATTGAGTTTTAGCGTCAAAAAAATCAGATGGACACACTGGCATTTTATCATAAGCGGCGCAAAGCTTTACATGTTCCATGCCATTTAAAATGTCTAGCTTGGTTATGATTAAATTGTTAATACCGCCCTTATCACATGCATACTTAACAGCGGGCAAATCAAACCAGCCAATACGTCGAGGTCTACCAGTCGTCGCTCCATATTCATTGCCAATTTTTCTTAAATGTTCCGCCTCTTCGCCTTGAAGTTCAGTGGGAAATGGTCCTTCGCCAACCTTGGTTAAATAGCACTTAGCAACCCCATATACGTTGTCTAACTTAACAAAATTAAATCCACTAGCTCCAATGCCCGATACAGTCGAATCACTACAACTAACAAAAGGATATGTGCCATGATTAATATCAAGCATTACTCCTTGAGCGCCTTCAAACAACAAGTTACTTTTAGAAAACTCTCGTTTTAATTCTAAAACGTGTTTGAATTGTACGCCCATCTCTTGAAGCTTAATGGCAAATTCATTTTTATCTCGCAATAAATCTTTAATTCGTGTGCCGCTACGGGATATCTTGCTCTTGTATGCTGGACCAATACCACGATTAGTTGAACCTATATGACCGTTGGTTTTCGCATCTTCTTCTTTATGTTCAGGCAAGACGGCAAAAGCATCAGGATCAATATATACTTTTTTAGCTATATCTCCAAACTTATGACCCCAAGAAAGCACCTGTTCCTCTTCAATCCTCATTATTTCGGTATGAAGTTGTTCTAGATCAATTACCATGCCTTGTGCCAAAAAACATCTAAGATGCGACTCTCTCCAGTCAAATGAAGGTAATAGGTTGTGAACGTATTTTATTCGCTTCCCATTATAATGGGAACGATAAATTGTATGACCAGCGTTTGCCCCACCATTAAATCTAATTACCCAATCGAATTTTTTAGAAAATGAATGAGTAATATGTCCCTTACCCTCATCTCCCCAACACGCACCCAATATAGCGATATTACTCATTCTTTCTCCAAACTTTTCATAAAAAAGCCGACAACCTAATAAATCTTCGAATATACAGCCTCAACTCTTCAGGCAAAGAAGGATATCCAAGTTTCCAAATTCTCTCATCATTTAATACCGCCTCATTAACTCGAAACGTATCTACTTGCCTAATAAAGTGTCGTGTACCGACTCGCAGGTGAGACATAGGACAACTGATATGTATCCATAAGTTGCGGTTCACATTTATAAAAGTAAAAGAAAAACCATTGAACTCATGCCTGATATGGTCTCTGTCCATTTGATTATGGAATTACTTCAATTCATCTTCCCAAGGATAATCATCTTCTTTTTCATCGTCCATACATTCATCATCATAACAATCATAGTTGCAGCAATGTGGGCAAGGTTCTTCTTCATCTTCGTAATCATCTTCACACCCATCACACCCATCACAATGGCAACAAGATTCATCATCAACTGCTGCACGAGTTCTGGTTACACGAAGAGGAGAATCAGAATTCTCATGATCAACCACTCCCAAGACTACATACTTACAAACTCTCATCTTGGCTTGATCGTAATCAACTGGTACTGCCACAACATCAGCAGGATTCACTTCAACTTCTAGCATTACTGGAGAATCACCAGCAGAATATACGTTATTTGCATAATCCCAATTAGCTACATGCAAACCATAACTGCATGTCTGGGTTGGGTCTTCATTAACCTGATTGCGAGGCATTTCTACAGTATTTCCAACCGAGTTATCGATTGTTCCTGTATGCCCATCCAAAAAGTCCTTACGAACTTTCTTATAGGCAATGAAACAACCATTGTCGGTGATGGGGTGATCATTCTTCTCTAAGAATTGGAATAGTTCGTTAACTGCTCGGAACGATGGGTTCTTTTGAAGATTTTCTGCAAACTTCACAAGAGGCTCATAAGGTAAGCCCTCATTGGAGAATCGAACAATCTTATCGCCAAGAACTGGAGGAGCCAGTACGCCATTGACAAGAATCTGCCCATCCTTAACGACGAAGTTTCCCTTTCCAAACGTTTCTACTCGTTTTGCAGCAGAAATAAGATTGGGAATCTCCTCCAACTTATTTGTCTTTACCGCATCAATAAGCTTGTCAGCCAGTGCGTCTGTACGGGCAACGATGTGGGTTTGCCCATCATAATTAACCGTAATGTTCTGATCCGTAATCAACCAACCCTTAACTCTTTTTTCCATTGTCATTCTCCTATTAAACAGCGTCAATTAAGTTGACGTATTGTACCAAGTGACTAATAATATCATTGTACCTATATGTGCTAACGTATGGCATTAAAGGATATTTTTGGTCAAACTTAGAATTTATTGCCTCTAAGTCCATATCCTCGTTATTCTTCTTGAATAATTCAAGATCATCTTCTGGAATAATGCCATTAATTGTTTCATAAATATCTAGTAAACCATAATTTGTATCGCCAAGTTTACGAATTTTCTCATGAAGAATTATTCTCTTAAGAAACAGACTGTCTGGATTTACAATTAAGTTCTTTATTTTTTCTGCGTGCTTGACTTGTCTTTCATCAACCTTATATACAAGTGATCTGGCGAACTTAATCTCGACAAAATTAATTGTTTTATTAGAGATTACATTGAAATTAATAAAATCTTCTAGCCCGATGAAATCTGAAAAATCATCTTCTAATCTATCTTCTGGCATATCTGCGTCAACACCATAAAAAGATGTGGAAGGAAACATAGAGAGCAGCGTTTTAAATCCTGACTGACTTAACACTTTACCATTCTTAAGAATAGCGTCCCTATTATTTCCATAAGAATCTTTTCGTAATTTGCAAAGAACCTTATCGTTGGTATCTTCGTCTAAAGCGATTCGACTGCTCTGCTTAAAATGTTGATTTATAGGGTCCAGTTTAAATAAAATCAACCTAGAAGTATTGGAACCCTTATAAGTACGACCAGACGCCTTGGTAACTTCAGAGAGCTGCCTTGGGTTCATGAGGTCTAAGTGGAACTTAGTATTAAGAATATCTAAAGTAACTTTGGCATCTGGACACACGACATATACGTGTTTTAATGATGGATTATCTTCAAAAGCCTTCTTTAGATGGCGCCCTGTTGGTTCCTTTAACGGAAGATCGTTTACAAAAATAGCCGTATCAGCTTCAAAGTTAAGTGATTTGTTTCCACCAGAACGAGTAATCCTGTTAGGGTCTGTTCCATATTTTCTTGAATACTTGCCCTTGCTAAAGATGAATACTGGGCAATTAATGTTGATATAACCTGAACTAAACAGTGGCGTACCATGCCAAGATAGTTGTCCCAGGAATGAAATATTACTAAATGCTGTACTTAACTCATTTCGGTAATATAGGTTAGCCGTCCAAAAATCTGGGAAAGATTCAATCTTATTAACGACCCTAATCTTAACTTCGTTAACCATTTCATCTAAACGAGTTCTAATTTTTTCTTGTGTCGACTTGTCAAGATAAACCTGTTCTCGGCTTGCCGATAAGCTTAACTCTCCGACATTAAAGTACAAGTAGATATTGCCTTTGGCAGAATCAATCATCTTACTGTCAGCATATGTCTTAAGAGCCGATAGTTCAAGAGGATATTCAATGCCATCAATAATTAGCTTCGCCTCACGCTGCCATGAATTTGGAGAAGTTGCAATTGCCCAATTATCTCCCTCAATTACTTTGTCGATTTTTTGGTAAGACAAGGCGCCGCCTTTGATAAGCGGCTTTACATCCCAATGTCTAGTGGCATGTTCTGTCCATTCAGAAAAATGTTTGAAGTCAACTGGCTTAACAGGGATAATAATCTCTGTTCCATTAGGTTCTGTCGTTGGCGTAGATGAGAATAAAGCCAGCTTACCGACCTTGGTTTCATCAATAAAACAAGCATAATTGTACTGTACTCCCTCAAAATTTGTGACGATAGTAAATGTGTCACTATATGAGAACGGAGTCTTTGCTCCTAACCCGAATCCACCAGTCTGGACGTTATCGTCCCTCTTGGTACTTGCCGTATACTTAATGAAAATGTTAGACATACGATCAGGACTAATACCCGGTCCTAAATCCTTGATCTTATAAAAAGGCTCTAGGGATGTTGGTAGACTAATCACAATTGGAACTTCTGGTGTACCAACCTCTCTGTGAGCATCTCTAGCATTACAAGAGATTTCTCTACAAATGGCTAGAATTGGATTTGAATACATCTTGTTTCGCAAGATGTCGAAAATCATTCCCTGATCTTGAATAGAAAAGAACTGCTCCTCAAGTTCGCCAGAAGTTTCAATCGTCGGTCTAATATCACTAAGTTTCATGCCTATCTCCTAGACTGCGTATTATTTTTAATTGCCTCGCGACTCACCGTCGCCCTACGCAACCAATTTGTATCTTCAAAAATTAAAGTCAAGCCCGCTTAATTTTTAAAATAAAAACAGGTTAATTCAGAGCCATCCAGACTAAAGGAATCAAGAATGTTATGTGAATTATTTGGTCTACGGTAATGATTATAATTCTTCCGAGAGGGGTCTTAGAAAATTCCATAAAACCATCTTTATGATTGGCTGGATAATCAATGAGCGAACCCTCAAATACCACCTTATATTTGTTTAACTCAAACATTTCTGGTGGTTTACGAATGTATCTCGCCCACAAATAAACTGGCAGATATGTATCTTCTAGGAAGTGAGAAAAGAACAGAATCATAATTGCAGTATATAGTTCCCATAATTCAAGCCTCATTAAAATTAATATTGGAATAAAGCCAACAGTATATATCAAACAATGTCTAGCTCTAATCAAAGTAGATCTAGTTTTTAGAACCGCTTCTTTATGGGTTTGAAATAACCAATCTACAAAAAAATGTACAAAGGTTAATAGAAATAAAAGACCTCCAGCGCTTACTAAAACATTAATGTTCATTTTTTATTCTCTTGAAAAAGCCGCGCGAGCACTTATCACACTGATAATAATCTACGCCCATTGTGATGCCTCATGAACTTCTTAAATCAAATGCCCTACCAAATGGAGGATTAAAAACGCTTCCACTGGTAATTAGCCAGATGACATCCTTACCTGGATTTTTCATTTCTACAAAATCAGAATCCAATAAAAACCCATCTGTGATTACAATAAGAAAATCACAATGACCTATATTCTCTTCATAATCGTTAAAGAAATCGGCAAACTTGGTCCCGCCTCTTCCGTAAGGTCTAACTTTTGTGATCTCTTCAGCATTAGCTTTTTTAATCTTAACTGCCTTATCCCAGTATATCTTAGCATCTGCTGGAACAATCGTTCCCTCTGCTTTTTCATCCAAGGCGCACAGTTGTGATAAACCAAATGCCATATCCTCTGCGCTCATGGATCCGCTAGTATCAAGTAGGCATCCGAAATGAGCAAAATAATTTCTTCTTTTAGGAACTAAAAGTCCCGCAAACATTGGGCGCGTTCTGAATCTGGTCCAATCATTTCTGCCATTACCTGATCTAGCCTTAATAAGGCGGGTACGAATAATATCTTGCCATGTAACTTTAGGAGCAGTAAGTTTGCCCAATTCATCTTCGAGAGAGCCAGGAATATGACCAGCCATTTTCTTAGCCGCTTCCATGGCATCAGAGATTCTTTTAGCAAGCTTTTCTTCACTTTCTTCCGCATCTATATGGTCATCAAGTGTTGCTCCGAATCCAAAAATATCATAGCCCCCACCACAATTAGGGCATGTTCCTTTTTCCCCTCCACAGCCGGGGCATTGTCCAGGATCTCCCTTATCTCCATTATCTTTTCCTGGGCTATTACCATCTCCTTTTGATTTATTGCCGCCCTTACTTGGCGGCTTATAAAGCCCTACACTTCCGCACTTAGGGCATTTGGGTAGGAGTTTATATAGCATATCATAGATTTTTTCTGGGCGTTTTAATTCTTCATCAAGATTAGGATCGGCGTAGTAAAATCTTACGCCCTTCTCTCTCCTCTCAAGCTCTTTTTGTTCTTGAGGGGTTAGATCTCTATCTTCGCCGGGCTTCGGAAGACTAATATGAGGATCATTATCTTGACCAAACTTTAAATCTTCCCACCCTTTAGGTGGATGGAATGGATCTTTTAAAAGCTCCATATAATCTTTAAGGCACATATATCTTCCAACTTCTTTTGTAAAGACATCATGTGGATTAAGTTTACGAGCTTTTAAGTCTTCCATACAAGTACCATTGACAATATAATCAACCGCAATATTCCATAATTTAGGAATACGCGACCCTCTTCTTTGAGGGTGCATATAGATCGCATGCCAAGCTTCGTGGCTACAGATAATGCGCAAACCACGAGTACTTGTCTTGACAACAAACTTAGGATTCCAGAAGTATCTTTTACCATCTGTCGCCGCTGTTGGCATATTCAAAGTACAAATGTGATCTATTGGATACATTAGTCCAAAGATTAATGGATCACCACCCATTCCAGTACCAATATGTTCATTATTATATCTTGTGCCTAGCTCAAGAAATACCTTAGATAATTTATCTTCAGCCTTGGCAACCAGCTTATCGTCAACTTTACCTATCACTCTGGAAAATTTCATATTAACCCCAAATAGTTATATACCATGTTACGATGATAGGTTTAGTCCTCAACTTGCCTATTGATTCTATTTAAAACGGCTTCCCACTCTGGATGCTCATCTAGACTGAACTTAACCAAACGTAAAATCTGAATTTGGCTACGAACAGCGACTAAAACATTTTCGTAAGATACTTGTTGTAAGAATTTGCCAACATAATGGACTGAAGGAGGTAACTCACCGCCTTCGGACTGATCCAGTTGTGCCGCTAGTCTTGCACATGTAATCATACAAGCAACTAATTTTTTGGTTGGTTCCAATGGCTCATATCTATCAATTATATTCTTGCCTTGATACAGGTCTTCAATCATAGGCAGTAGTTGCTGATAGTGCTCGTAATAATTAGAATACTTGAGTCCAGCATCTTTACCTACACAACCAGATACCTTACTATTTAAGAGGCTGGTACTCCAACCATGGGCTTCTCCTTTATATAGTAATTGCGAAGCTCGGTCCCAACCTCTAGGAGAAGGATCGGCGTATCTATCATCTGGGTCTACATTTCCAAACAAATCTTTTGGATGGTCTGTGATATAAGCGGTGATAGATGGGTGAATATGACCCATCTTACCAGCCCATTCTAGCCAAGAAGATGCGTCTGCTTCAACTAGATACTTTTCAGATCTATCCAGAAGAGGAAGGCTAGGTCTAGCCCCACCTTCTGAAATTAAGTTACCTGTCATGATGATTGCCTTTAATTGTGGTAAGGGGCGACCATTAATAGAGTGAAACTGAGTAAACTCTAATAGAGGAGCCCAAAGGCTTGTATCTGCTTTATCCACCTCATCCAATAAGGCAACAACACCTTCTTTACCATCTACCATCTCTTCGTAAAATTGAGGAAGCAAAAACTCAACGAATTTGCGTTGTAGGTTAGCTCCCATAATATTTGGATAACCACCCATATCCACTCTTTCTAAAACAGAAAGATTTAGATAAACTTCCTTCAAACCAGATTTTTTAATTTGATACTTAGCTATTTCTGTTTTGCCGGTTCCTCTGCGCCCAAATACTGCGATATTACTGCCAACTTGAATTGCAGCAGAAATATGCTCTGACAAATCTTTTGTACTCAATTTTTGCAAATTGAAGTCAGAGGTAACCATTACTTGTTGTTGAGTCTGAGCCATAATCTTCTCCGTTTAAATCTCGTAATAATATAATCACCGCAAATTGCGGCGTCAATCCCCAAATAATAAATAAATTAATTCATATTTGTTGGATCTACGGCAAAATCCAATGTATTGTTCTTGTAACCTTCTAAGAATTGCTGATGAATTTCCCAAGCGTCTCTACCGAAAGACACTTTACCTGCGGTATATTGAATTCTCACAATAAGAGATCTGGGGCAATTTAATTCAGTTAACTGTTCACAAAGCCAAAGTCCAGCAAAACATACTTCTCGTATGACTGGAGATTTTGATAAGCCTGGTGGTAATGATTTATCTTCATCAATTTCTTTTGACCAACGAGCCACATCTGTAGCTGTAATAAAACTAGGTCTAGACATATATAATCCTTTAATCTACAAAATAAAAAAGGCTCCATTATAGAGCCTCTTGTATCCCCGGCAGGACTCGAACCTGCAATCTTCGCGTTCGTAGCGCGCTGCATTAATCCATTGTGCTACGGGGACATATTTACCAATTCATATACAAAAACTCTTCACTATCACAATCAATATTACTATACCAAGCTGTAATTTCAGTATCTATCTTGCACGCAAACCCTTCTTTACTAAGAATGGTCATTGCTTTTTTCAAAATATCTTTTGAAAAAGTAAGTTTGGACGTTTCAATTTTCATTGAAAAATTTCCTAATTGAGCACTTGATACTGCTCGATTTCTAAGAAATTCGGCGGCAGCTTGTGCTTTCTCTTCTGATTTAGCGTCACTTACTTTTTCTGCCACTTTTCTTAGTTCATGGGCTAACATTGTTCTTACCTCAATTGTTAGTTGGCACCCCTGCTAGGATTTGAACCTAGACAAAGAGCTTCGTAGACTCTTGCGTAAATCCATTACGACAGGGGCTAATTGGCACCCCATAGAGGAGTTGAACCTCTTGGCTGAGTTTAGAAGACTCTGCTGCAGTTCCGCTGCATGGGGCATATATTATCAAACGTGGTGGATATGATAGGAATTACACCTGCTGCTCCCGATTCTCGTTTCTACTAAATGGTTAATCGGTCCCATACCCATTATGGTGATCCCAACGGGATTCGAACCCGTATTCTCAACGTGAGAGGCTGACGTCCTTGCCATTAGACGATGGGACCATTTTGGTGTGTTGTACGAGTTACGATCTCGTCATTGAATGATTCACAGTCATCCGGGGTCACCAGCTCCCTCACAACACCACAATAACATATAACTATCTGCCAAATTATTGGCATAAAATTATACCGAAAACATAAGGAACACCATGAACTACGATTTAGATAATTTATTGGATTTAGCAACTGCATTTGAAGATGAAGCAAAACAAGCACTAATCAAAACTGCAAACAAGAAGCTTGATCCCAATGCTAAAACCAGAAATCGTGGAACGGTATGTGTTCCTGCCGAAAGTGCCAAAGATAAAAAAGACCATTTCCCAATTAACAATATTGATCAAGCAAGAAATGCCATTGCACGAGTTAATCAATATAGCAAGGTTCCTGACTGGTACAAAGGGTCACTACAATCATTAGTTAACGCAGTGGTACGTAAAGTACATTCTAAGTATCCGTCAATTGAGAGTTCTAAAGCTGCCAAAAAACCTGGCAAAAATTAATTGTGGTGCTAAGGAGGGGACTTGAACCCCTACACCCATTACAGGTACTAGCTTCTTAGACTAGCGCGGCTGCCAGTTACGCCACCTTAGCATATGGTGCTACCGAGAGGGGTTGAACCTCCACGCCCCTTTCGGGACACTAGATTCTAAGTCTAGGGCGTCTGCCAGTTTCGCCACGGTAGCATATTAAATTATCATAGTGCTTAAGAGGGGATTCGAACCCCTACGCCCTTTCGAGCACAAGTTTCTGAGACTTGCAAGTTTACCAGTTACATCACTTAAGCTTATTTGGTGGGCATGGTGGGACTCGAACCCACACGGGGATTACCCCCGGAAGTTTTTGAGACTTCTGCGTCTGCCATTCCGCCACACGCCCAATATTAGTATGTCTTACTAGTAATATATCGAGAACTTTATTTTCTCGCCTACCCATAATGTAAATCGTGATTTTTGTTTGTCAACACCCTCCTATTTTATTTATTTGGGTCGATGATAATTATTTTTTTAGCAGGCACCATATCGAACAATTTTAGAGACTCCGCATATTTAATACAGTTCGCAGTCCCTCCCGCAGATCCATTATACACACCGATCAATATATCGCACTGATCTACCATCCATTCATTTCTCAATTGCATTTTAACGGTGGAAAATCCTGGGGGACTAACATAAACAATATCAGTTGCCCTCTTCAATAAATAATTGTATGCCTTCTGAGACCTTTCTGGCCACTTCTTTTCTTGTCCTTCAAACGGAATAGCTGCAATTAGCGGAATCCCTAATTTAATTGCTATATTAGCTGCCCACTGATCTGTTCCTAGAGCCATTCCAGATATAACTTTACTAGGATTGATTTCTCGCAAATGTTTGTCAATAGCCCGGCAAACCTTAATATAAGTGGGGTTTGGTAAATTATATCCACCTAATTTATCAGGTCTGTGCCCAGTAAATGCTACTATCATTTATTTAACCTATCTTGATCTTTTATCCAAGCATAATATGCTTTACGCCATTTTTCTTTGCGAAGACATCCGCAAGAACGAACACTGCTAAAATCACTAATCTTATAGCTCTTAATAGTGCCACATTCACATTGACATTTAAGTGTGTACTTAAAATGTTTAGATGGTATTTGAATTACTTCTATAACAGTTAACCTGCCAAAAGTAGCCCCAACAAGATTTAATATGTCTTCTTTCTTCATCGAATTATATGTTCTCTTGTTGAAAGAATTTCCTTAATATCATTGTAAGCAGTTTCCCACTCAGCAATTTCTTTCGCATATTTTACGGCATTTCTGGCGCAAGGACCATCACATAATCCGCAAAATGCGTAAGTGTTGTATGACAAATGTTTGCGTTTATAAGCTAGCAACCTATGAGTCGGCAATTTTTGCATTTGCTTTTTGGTAAGATATGGATTATTTATTTCTGCCATAATGTTCTTCTTGATATTCTTTGCCATCCGTACCACATGCAGCCTCGGCAGACATTACCTCTCTGTCAATCATATCAACAAACTGTTCACGTAATTCTGTGAATTCTAAATTGCGTTGAAGATAAAAAATCCCCATGTGTTGCCACCCAAGCATTCCTAAGTCTTCACACTTAACCTTGACCTTACCATGAATGATAGTATTTATAGCTGCCGCAAATGCAGGAATCTCTTGATAATCCTCAAACCCCAACACTATTGGCAAATTTACTTTGATGTCTTTTGGTTTAATATTCATTTTATTTCTACCGTATGAAACGTGGTGGCTGCATTAGATATTAACACGTCCCCGCGAATTGCAACACCATTAGCTTCATGACAATGACCACACAGCAAATGAGTTGGCTTCATATCTTTACTTATCTTATAATCTAAGGCATTTGCTAGAACGGTGCTACCAATTACAGCATTACCCCTGGTTAAATCTAGAGTCTGATATACTGGCGCGTGTGTAACCATTACGTCTACATAATTTGTATTTATCTCTTTAACCATCCTGTCAACTTCCACCTCCATTTCTGGAAGCTCTCTTTCATAATTCCACATTCCATCTATTGTTGGAACATATGGAAATCCATAAAAACCGACCCCGCCGAACTCAACTCTTTGATCAGTCAAGTTAACAGCTTTTATCCCATAAGAGCCGAGAGTTTGTGCCATTAGTTGCGGATGTAAGAAATCATGGTTACCAAGTATGAAAAGAAACGGGCGGTCTTGTAACCACTGTTTTATATTATGAAGTCGTTGGCTTAACCAATCTAATTGGAAAGCCATCTCTTGTGTAACGTTTCTGTTCATTACGGCAATTGAATTAGGGAAAAAATCCCCAGAATGAACCACTACATCAAAAGGTCCCAATAATTTTGGAAACCCTCCGTGTGTGTCAGAAACATGGCAGATTCTCATTCTATATTTCCTTGATACTTTATCAGATACCCTTTGTATTTTTATAGGCATAATTAATCCACTTTCAACTTTATAATCACATTTCTCATACGATTAGTGACTATTTTTCTAATTTTTGCATCTATTCTCTTTACGCCAACTAGTACTATATAATCTGAATAATCATTAGATGTTACCACATGACAATCATTATACCAAGAATAATTAGATAATTTCATTTTTAATATCAAGCGAACTTGGTTTGCGTCGAAAAAAGTTGTCATAATGTATTTTTATCTAAAGTGAATCTAGGTAGTATTCAATATTCTCATATTAATATGTATAACATAGCGGGATTAAAATGACCTATAACACCATAATGGCTTTAGCAGATAGATTTATTATTAAGTTAGCTGATTTTAAAAATCAGACTAATCCTGGTAACGAGCCTGTTACTCAAGCCCCGGCGCCAAAGCGCGATGAAATGGTAGAATTATCTCCAGAATTAGAAGAAATGGCTCGAAGGTTTCACCAACAGCAACAACAAAATCCAATAACTTCTAATCCGGCAATGACCGGAGCTGGTCCACAGCCAACTCCACAAGAATCAGAATTAGCTACCAAAGTTGATCAACATGCGCTTTCTATTGAACTAGGACTAGAGTCTGATTATCAATCATTGAAAACAATCAAGTATTTTGAAAAAAGACCCAAAGAGACAATGTTTATGCGATATTTTGGTATGAAATTCCATGAATTAAGAATGGCAGAGGCACATGTCTCTCCATACAGTTTTTATGGTAAAGTAATACAGTTATTAAAAGAAGCCCCTCCACCAAACTTGGTTCTTTTTAATCAGACAAAGAACAAAAAATCCTCTACAAACAAAGATAATATCGAAAAGATTTATTATGAATCTTATGCAGATATACTCTCCTATAACCGCGAAATGGGATTTGGGGGAAATAGATCTGGTTCTTTGATGCGCGGATTAAAACTTCGCGGACTAAAAATGATATTAGATTTTGAATATTGGTTCGAAGAAGCTAGTCGTTAATTTTTGCTTTTTAACTCTCCCAAGAAATCATCCAACCAATTGATTTCTGCATCAATAATTAAGTCGCCAATTACACTATGATTGTTTAATTCCACTAACACTACATTTTGTAAAAAGGTTCCGATTCCCGGAATATTGACAGATAGTCTTGGTCGTTTTCTAGCCCTAGCAATTACTAATGCTCGTTTTTGTTCTAAGTTTAATAGCCTATGGTCATAAACACAATACGGATCATCAATAACAGTAGCCATAGTAATTGGCTTACCATTATAGTCCCATCCACCAGGAAGGTCTCTGTTAGCAGGATCATCGGGAAGTGGTGGTGCCTGTTTGCCGTGGTGATATCCATCGGCTATAAAACAAGGATATGCCATTGGACTAGTTGATTTATTCAATATATCTTCATCCCCGTACTTGACAAAACCTTTTGGTTTTTGTGGAGATTGAATATATTGGAATATAACCGCAACGTAATTACTTAAAGTACTAATATACGTCCAGACTATTCCATCATCAATCTTCTCCTCTTGAGGATTTATTGTAGGGGGAATATGAGGGCATCTACATTTAGCAATTTCCAATGCCCTTTCATTGGCTTTCATGAATCCTGCGTGACATTCTATTTCAAAATCACGCAAGTCATCGCCAATAGATAATACAATATACGCTGCGCTCATAGTTGACCTTTATCTGCGTGGAAACAAAGATGGTTGAACTTGAAATAGGTTATTCCACAAATCCTTAGCATTCATTGGTGCCGGAATAGCCACAACTGGTGCGGGAACAACTGGTGCAGGCGCTGGAGTAGTCGCAGGAGCCGTAACAATAGTGCCGCTATCTGAAACGCTAACACTGTTAGTGCCAACTGTAACCGTCGCTGGTGCCGCTGTTACAGGTCGTGCCGCAGTCTTGGCTCGTTGTTGCGCATCATATTTATTATCCAAATCCCAAGAGTCTGCAAGGGGATGGTATAGTAGTGCGTCTGCTGTAGATCCATCAGAAAGATTCACAGTAATTGGTGAGCGCCCATATCCATGCGGCTCAATATCATTCAACCACGCCTGACGAACTTCATCTCTCACTTCACGATGACGGGCAAAAGGCACAGTCTCCTTAACCTTATTACTCACATCAAGAGCGGTAAACAAAACCCCGCTATTAACGAAATCAGAAACAACCGAATCAATCACACTCTTTAGCTTGCTATCACACATTTTCCGTTCTCCTTTAGCCTAAAAAAGCCTCTAAATCTATTATCTTGAATTTTCCAACTTCATTTTGCATTATGTTATCGTAATGCAAATCGCAATACTTATATTTAAGTTTCTTCAAATCCTTTATGAAGTTTATCATATTGTCAGATAGAAAAAAGGGAATTGTTTGCCTGCTACGATAATAATAGGAAAGCAACTCTGTAAACATCTCATGAGGAACATAAGATCCTTTTGGCAAAGGATTAAGTTTTTCCATTACATGATAATGGAAAGGTATCTGACAGCGAGCCCCATTTTTCTTAGCAACCCCAAATTCATGAACCTTAACTACAGACGGGCTATCTATCCGCTGTAAATATGACAATATCTTATTAAATCTTTTAAGAAAGGCAGGATCTGGATCCTGAGTTACTTTCAAGATTCTACTTGGTTCATTTTCTAATTCCCACAACCAACCACTTCTACATTTTATTGGTTTACCAAGATCAAACAACCCCCGCATAACAAATCGTGCCGCTCTCATGTCAACAATGTATGTCGTAAAAATTGACGCGCAAGGGCGGACATTTTTTAAAAATCACGGATCTTGGTCTTCGATAATCATTCGCACACCTTGAGAGATTCCTCGCTTACAAAAAGTAAACTCTCCTTGCAATTTATGACCATCAATAAGTCGTTTCCCCTTCATCACATCTTCGAAATCAGACAGAAACATAGAATATTTACGTCCAGTATTTAGTGACCTAAATAAAAAATGAGCAGATCCCTTTGTAGGATAACACCTAACAAACTCAAATGTATCAGAAAAAATACAATTTGGCTCATATTTTAAACCTTTTGGACCCGTTGTCCATGAAGGCGGCGGTTTTGATGGATCGGGCGGCTCCCAATACGTTTCCATTAAATTACCATCTTTATCGAAAGCAACATCGTAATGCTGGAATTTTCTAGGATTCTTTCTAAGATCAGTCATGACGAAACTCCGACCTAATTTCCATCAACACCTTGCCCAACATATTCTTGCCAGAACCATCGGCACCACATCCCCAATAATAATCTACTGGAGAGTCTTCAATCAGCACTTCATCATTAGTAGAAAGCAATTGCTCTCTAAGTTCTGGGTGTTGTAAAAACTTAGCTAAAACGGCAGCCTTCATGATTAGATATTTATCATCATCAAAATTCTTACGCATAGTTACCGTTTGACCAATATCTCTAGCTATACGAGGAGTCTTGGCAGTACGAACCATTTCTCGTTCATCAGCAAAATCAGTTTTCATTGCCTGATAATAGTGCTCAATTGTATTCCACCATTTACCACCAATAAACATTCTTGATCTATAGAAATTACTCATATACCCATAAGGGTCTTTTGTTTTGTAAAATTTTATAGTCATAATTACTTTACTTTTCTAGCGCTGCGCAAAACTTCAATAGGATTAAGCTCAGCGTCTCCTAGATGATCCAAAAACAAATCAGATAGATCTGATATGGCAGTTTCCACATCAGTGGCAACGCTTTTACAGACAACTTTCTTGCCATTCTTGAATCCATCTCCAGTACCATATCTAACAACAGAAGAATAAATACTTCCATCTTTTAATGTGGAAACTAACACTCCAGGACAGGTTGCATCCTTACGATACGCATACGAAACTGCTTTACTTAAATTCTTTAATAGATCTGTTAACATTATTCTTCTCCTTCAAGTCTATAAATTATTACCTTTGCGCCTTGCGTTTTCTCAATATATCTTGAGAAATTCGTTATGGTGCCAAGATAATATTCCCAATTTCCTCCAGCAGCTCCGCAGCCTACACGCCACGGAAAAGCAACGCTTTCTAAATCAGGAATGCGAGCAACAGCCATTAGGGCTTTATGAAAAAACTTTTCTCTAACTTTTGTTCCATCCAAAGTTGAATTTGGATATTTTGGTTTGCCAGGATAATATTGCCCTAACAAAGCTATTACAAATCTTTGGTCTTCTCCATTGCCTCTAACAATAATTGTGCCTGGTTTATCTGGTTCAGTTCTGGCAGCATATACATCAGCATATGGATAATGCTCAAATACTGTTTGAGCCAAATGCGCCGAGCGTTTTGTAATACAATTACACTGATGGCACAAATACTTTTCTTTAGAATCAAATATACTACCAGTAACAATATCTATCATATTACACTCCACCACTCAGGTATCGGTCTATTCTTCCAGCTAGCAAATGATTGCTTAGCACCCATATAATACTTTCTATATGAGAAAACAACATTATCAGATTTAAACTCGTCTGGCATACATTTTGCAAATTCGGTTAATTCACCATCTGGAAGAAGGAAGTCCTTCTTAGCAAAACGCTCTAATATCTCTTGACACTTATGAATCTTACCATACCTATAAGAATATTCTTTACATAATGACAAACCAAGATTATTTAGCCAAATAAAATTTGATTTTGTCTTGGACGCCCAAATAGAACAAGGATGATTTACATGTGTTGGTCTGTAAATAGGACTTGACATTGGATTATGTTTTACAAACGCATTATTCAATAATTGCGTTGTTTCCAAAATCATCTTCACCACATGCTTATCAACATGATATTGCGCGCACAGTTCAATATCATTATCTAGCACAAATATATTCATATTCTATATCTCTTTGGCATATATCGATTATACTCGTCCTTCCACACAGAAATCATAAAAGATCTATATGCTTTATCTTTAAGACTTGTGGTCCAATTATATTTATGTATGAGTGTTAGATTGATTGGGTCTAGAGACCAGACTTCATGTGTTACATGACAATCAGGTACGATGCCTTTATATTTGTCAGGAACTTTCTTCTTAACCTGCCTTGGTCTTAAGATATTTGGTATATCATTCGTTGCGAATATAGATATAGTAGAAATATAATCTAAGTATAATGACGCTGGGCTATCACACCCATTACTTGCAACTAGACAACCAAATATAGTTGGACTTAAACAAACTCTTGGCGTGATATAATCCTCAATAGTTTTTCCCGTTTCATCAAGATATCCATTTATGGGAATTCTTGGTGTAAATAATTTTACATCACCCACTTCTAAAGTTTCTTTCTGCAATGAAACATGATAAAACATGATTACACCACATTATCTAACTTGTGTTTCGAATTCAATGATGTAACGCAAACAGTGTTGTTGACCGGGACCAGAAGGAGTATATGTAATAATCTCGTCATTAATAACTCCAGATTTTCCGCCCTGTGCAAATACACTATGACTAGGAGAAATAGATTTCTTAGAATAGAAGTGTGCTCCGTTTGCCATTTTGTAATTGCCATAAGCAACATCTGCCAAGAATAGGTACGCAGTCTTATTGGTCCCTTGAGCCCAATAAGAGCCCTTAACATCGCAATAGTTGATAGACTTAGTGGATTGAGTTGCCCAATAAATACCGTCACCATACATCGAACCAGCATGAACAACACCAGAAGGACGAATCAAAAGACCCTTGGTTGTAATACCGATCATGTTCGCTCTACGAGTTCCGTGCCAGCCTGGAAGGATATTTGCTTTTTCATATAGATTGCGCAACTCCTTTGGAACATCAGGGCGTTCTTTTACTAGAGACGCATATGCTTGTGAAGGTTGCGACTTGCCACACGCTCTCGCAATATCTTCTGCCGCAGCAAGCATGTTCTTTTCTTCATTGTGACGAGCAACTTTAAAAATCTTATGAGTCTTTAAATTGCCCAAGAAATGATGATTATGTGCTTTTGTTTTATTCAACATAGCATCAATCCACTTCCAAGTTGGCTCAGACGGATCAATGAATTGAAGATCGGCATGCAAAGTATCATACTGAGAATCAACATTGCTCTTCTTAGAAATAACCTTTTCAACGTCTTTTGCGTTAGAAAAGACATCAAGAATATCAAATGCCTTATCAATCTTAAAGTCATCATCCAGGCGCAAAACATCGGCATTAATTCTTGTATATCCAAAATTGTGAGGAATGTTGGAATAGTATAGATTTGTCAATCTATTTAATTCTGCCACGTCCTTTTTACTGGCGTGAATGATCTTTCTTGCTTCTTCAAGGATATCACGACCTTTGATGATAGAGTCAGCAGATAATTGACCAAGAGGACACTTCTTTGTATCAAGATTCATTTCAACGAATTCGGCGGTAACACCGAACCAAGTACGAATCAAATCGCTAACTTGCGGGTGCAACTTACTAAGTGCGGCATCTTCGGCAACCTTAACGCCAATTTTTTTCAGATCTTCAACAGATACTTGAGAAGTTTCAATTTTTGATCGTGCTACATCAGAACCAACAGTCGCTTGAACTAATTTAACTTCAACGTAGCCCTTCTTCAATTTTGATTTGATAATCTTTTGCGCTTCAGATTCTGCGTCAGCCTGCCCAGAGCAAATACGATATTCTTTAGCAGCAGTTCCGCCAACGCGCCCATACTGAGTGTATAGGTAAAACTTACCATCTTTAGATTCTTGAATCTCCAGATTGTAATATTTGTTATTGTTATTGATGATGTCAGTAAAATTAAGAGTGTATCTCTTAAGAACATCCTTTACAACAACCGAAACTTCGCTCTCTTTCAAAGCTGTTTTTCCCATTTTATAGGTCCTTTTATCTGTTCTGACGACTATTTATAGTCTTATTGATTTTATCGACCGACTCTTCTTTCGAAGTTATATATGAATACTAGAATAGAAACTATTTCTCGACAAACTAATTATAAGACATCTGTATAGGAGTAACCATGCAAAAGCTTAATAAATTGATAAAAGACAATCTCGGAGCCAACCTAGTTGAATATATAATTTTGGTCGGAGTAATAGCACTTGTAGCACTTGCTGGATTTAAAATCTTTGGTGAAAAAGTTGATAGTAAAATTCAAGAACAATCTAACAAAGTTGAACAGATTGGAAACTAACATACCCTAATCACCGCGCTGAGAATACAATCGCATCAGCGCTGCGTCTAATATAAGGCTGAAAATTCCACCCGCAAGCCCCCACAAAATTAAAAAATTCCATTGCAGTTTTTCCGCCTGTAGCAGATACACGATCCAGCCGCAGTGGAATCCAACGCAAAAATAACAATCAAATAACTTGTAGAAGAAAACTCCTACATATTTATTAGTCATTAGTCTGTTTCTAATCCAAGCCATAATGCCCCACGGACCATCCGATTCTTTTATTAGAAATGCTAAACCAAATATAGCTAATAAATTGAATAAAATCATGAAAATACCACTAAATTGAAATATCTTTCTACAATATCATCTATATCTTTATCAGATTTAAGCTCTTTATAATTCATTAACTTATCCATAAAAGGATGAGGCATTTTACCAATAAGAACTGTATCTTCATAATTGCCACTGGTCGTTACCCCTTGATATTCAATATAATCCGAAGGCTTTAATTGCCCTCTTTTTTTCTTAAAGAATGTCATGCCATCAGTACACCAAAAACATAGGACGTATTTTTTCGTTCTAATAATAAAATTACCAACATAATCTTCAACAACTTCAATGTTGTTTCTATTATAAATTACAAAATCTGAAGGATCAGAATTAAATACACTATTTGGTGTCATGGTTTACCAAGTATCTGAAATTTCTATAGAGTCGCATAATTCATCAAAAGAATCATCTATATATTCTTGATAATATCGCGCATAAAGTTCTTGATATCGTTCTTTAATATCATAAAAGCAATCTTTCTCTTCTGGAGAAAGAGATTTTAGCTCTTTAGAAATTTGTTCTCTAATTTGATAATCAATCATCTCGTATAATTCATCATTCTTCATGAAAACGCCCTTAAAGATAATAATTTTTTAATTCTACGCTCTACTTCATGTGGATTTACATTTATGTGTTTTATGTCTTCGCCAGTTATACCAAATAACGTTAAATCAATAGGCAGTTGATGAAATTCAAGTAGATTATTATGATCTTTGATGATTATGACCGTTCCAGAAAAATACCAATATACCCAATATTCTTTTATATTTATTATGTAATTTCTATACTCCATAGAAATATCAATAGAAATATCTGGGCTTTTAAACAGATTCTTGTTTTCAAACTCATCATATGTCATAAAAATGCCCTCAAATTAAAAAATCTATTCAAAATTCTATCTATTTGTTCTGCACCAGTCAGTTCCTCTGGTTTTGGCATATTTGTTATGTCATAGAATGTTTTGGTGTCAAAACGCCACATAGCGCGTCCAGATTTTTTATGCTTGATATCTATGCCTGGATTAAAATCACAATTTATATGCACCCAAAATTCATCAGTTTCTATTGTATAATTATCCATATAATCTACGGTAATCAGAGCGCCATTAGACTCAAGTAAAACACATTGAGAAGTATCTTCCTCTTCGAATTCTTTAGTGCTAGGCATTAGTTTACGCAAGTCCAATCAATCATGGAAGAATAATAAATTCGTTTTTGTGTTCCCACTTATCTTTTTTCCCATTAATACAGTATCTGGCTGATAAATCTACAATCTCATGAGCGCCAAATAGCTCTCTAACCTCATCACAGTCATCATAAGATAATACCCAATTCTTGCGCTGATACAATAATACCGCCAAATCAAAATGGTCACCCGGAGTCATCTTCTCTATATACAAAGAGTCTCCCTTCTTGTAATAAGGAGGGTCCAGATACATTGGAGCATCATTATATAGCTGATCATACTCCGCAAAATGTTTGTTAGTTACTATGGTTCTTCCCATTAATAACTCCCTACATTTACCAATCTTTGCGCGTAGCTTCTTGCTATTATATCTGCACCCAATTGGATAAGCACTTTTTTGCTCTTTGCCGCCTATTGGACCACTGTAAAAGATTCCTGAGAACGTCGTGCGATTGAAAAAAATTGCTTTGTAAGCGCATCGCACCTCGTCTGTCGTCTGTTCCTCGCGCAACTTATAAAAATGCTCCAGAGTCGGCGGGTGGTCAATCAGGTTGAGCAGGTCTAAGTAGGGTATTGAATATACATCTGAAACAACCTTCCAGAAACAATATACCCAATAATCTTTATCATTAGCATATAACTGTATATTTGGATACTTCTGAGCCACCTCTAATAATACTGACCCACCCCCAACAAACACGTCAGCAAAACTATCATGCCCAATCATAGCACGATCTATATGCTCCATTAAGACTGGTAGTAGTTTATTTTTTGAACCAGGATATCGAAATGGGGTTATTGTCATTTTCTTTCTTCTAACCACCAATAACTATATTCTTCATTGGCTTCTTCGTCATAATATTCATCATATACAACTACTAACTTTGCACCACACTTACAGTCTATATCCATATTTTCATCGCCCCAAGTCACTTTATATTCTGTATCACATTTAGGACAATTTACATAATCCATTTATAATTGCCATAAATCATTAGCAAACTTCTCTAAGTCTTTATAATACACGGCTAATTTATTAGCCACTTGAAGTTTTTCTAAAACTGGTAAAGCAAACAGTTTATTCTCGTGCAACATATCAAGAGACACAATTGCTCGCACTTCGCCCTCTTGCTTCATGAAGTTTACCTTTACGAAAGCAATATACTGATTGGGACTGGTACGATCAAATATCTCCCTATCATAATGCCTATTCTTTCCATTTCCATATTGGAAAATCCAAGATTCTCCAAATTTTGAAGCCTGTAATGACTCCTGCGTCTTAACATGAAGATTAAACTTTTCATCCTTTAAATCAAAATCCCATGACTTTTGTTTTGCAGGATAGATTTTGAAATCAGGGTATGAAATGTTTGGGTATTTATCTTTTAGAGAATAGTAAACCGCCAACTCTCCAAGTTTTCCAATTTTAGAGTCTGCTTTTCTTTTATCTGCATCCCATTGGTTTCTTTTGGAATACAAACTCGTATCAACTTGCTCGGAAAATTCAATACATTTTTTCAGATCTTCCGGCGTAAAAATAATTTTATTCATAGCTCTACACCCTCTGTCAAGATATATCGGGCATGACGGTGGGTGTTTAAGTAAAAAGCGAGTGAAATTAAGTATCTTCGTGCATAGTCATGGATAAAGAGAATCCATAAATCTTATCCCAATGAGACTTCTCCCATCGCATAAGACCTACATTCGGATTTTTAACAGGCACACCAAACCACGACTCATTATTTTCAGTTCTTATAAAGATTGAATAAATCTTTGAACCATAATAGGTAACATAATCAGGCTTGGCACGTAATAATAGGATTCGAACAATCGCAGCAGGATCGTCGAAAATTAATGGGGCATTGTTGATCTGACAAAACTTCTCGATAGGAATCTTCTCAGTAATTTCATCTTCTTCCTCAACAAATACAATCTCTTCATCTTGTATTATTCCTTCGGTTTTATCAGAAGTTCTTTCGCTTTCTATTTTAGAATAACGCATGTGAACCTCTAATAATATATTAGAGATTGCCTATTTTTACAGTTTATTTGTGATTATTGTTTGCTACGCGTCCGACACATTATTGAACCTTATCTAAGAACTCATCCTCAGAAATAAGCACTGTCCCCATTTTTCTTGCTGCAACTGCCTTAGAACTTGTACTATTAGGATCTGCAATCACAAGATAAGTCAAGCCTTTTCCAACAGAAGACTTAACATCAGCACCAGCATCAGACGCCATCTTTTCTAGTACTGGTCTCTTATTCTTCATAGAACCAGTAAAACAAACGGATGATCCGCTCATCTTACCAACAACTTTAGCTTTAATCTTAACGCCATTATCAAGTAGTGCGAGAATAACTTTTTGATTCTGCAAAAGTCCATTAGCAAGAGAATCTGCTTTAGACGGACCAACACCGGGAACCATCTCAAATTGTGCAGCACCGAGCTGCCCAAATTTTTCTAATGTATCACAACCAGCATTCATGATCTGACGAATAGTTGTTGAACCAATCATAGGAATGCTTAGTGCGCCAATGAAAACGTCTAAAGTCACCTCACTATTCTTCCACAGACTATCATAACATTTCTGCGCAGACTTTTGCCCCATTCTATCAATTCCGGCTAAATCGGCAACTGTTAATGTATACAAATCAGCAACAGTCGTTACTTTCTTGGCTTCAACTAACTTTTCAATTAAGGTATCGCCCCACTCAAGGATATTCAAATCGCTAACCCAATTCTTGATACGACCAATCACTTGCGCAGGACAAGTGGCAGAGTTCGTGCATGTAAGATTTTCACCAATCATTACAACAATACCACCACAAGATGGACAGTGTGTCGGAGGAATAGCTACCTTGCCAGTTCCCTTGACCAATTCTTCAATTCGCGGAATCACATCATTTGCTCGTGCAACCAACACTGTTGCACCAATATCAAGACTTAGCTCTTCAATATAAGACATATTATAGATGCTGGCTCTAGTGACTGTCGCACCAACCAATGATACCGGATCAACTACTGCAACAGGAGTCAAACGACCACTATTGCCAACTTGCCAGATAATATCACGAATAATAGATTCGCGAGTCTCATTATCGAACTTGAATGCGATAGCTCCTAATGGACGCATATCTTTATCACCTAAAGACATTTGTTTAGCCATATCATTGATATGAATTACTAAACCATCAATATCGTAATCTAGTTTATCTCGATCAGTGTCTTGATAATTTCTCCAGTGTAGATTAACTTCACTAGCATTCTTAAATATCCAATAATCCGGAATAATAATGCCTTGAGCCTTTAGCCATTCGAATTGTTCAACTTCAGTCTTGAAATCCACATCGCCCAATGCTTGATAGAAAATAATAGATAGATGCTCAACTCCAACACCATCAAGCCTCTTAGAAACGCCCGATGCAGCATTGCGAGGATTAGCTTTGTCCGAGAAATGCTTCCGATGTTTTGACTTCAACATGATAATCTCGCCACGAAGCGAGCCGTTGAATGTAGTTGGAAGTTGAGACTTAACACCATCCATCTTCCTAACATTTATCGTAATATCCTCGCCAACATCACCATCACCACGGGTGATTGCTTGAATTAGCGTTCCGTTTTCATAAATCAGCTCAATAGAAAGACCATCTAGTTTCTGTGTGACAAAAAGTGTTTCTTTATCAGCAACATCATTTGTCCACTTAGAAAACTCGGTTGGAGTATTCACCTTATTCAAAGAGCCCATAGGAATTTGATGCTTAGCTTTAAGCCAAGCAGATGCGACCGGAGCGCCAACCGCTGTTACAGCGGTATTGTTAGGATCTAATAGTCGTAGTTCATCACACCAAGCATCATATACTTTATCTGACACTGTTGGTTGACCGTTATAATAGTCAAGCCTTGCTTGGTTAATCTTAACAACCAAATCTTGAATACGATTATTTAACATATTTCCTTACTATAGCCTCCGCTTATAGACAATATAAGTCCGCACGCAGCAACAGTCAAGTCCCGCGTTATTTTTTAAATTGAGGACGAAATTTTAAATTTCGTCACATTTAATTGGACAAGACGCACGTCTTGGATAGGAATTACAAGTAGGACAACGACCTTCATCTGGGCTTTTTACTTGTAGTTCTTGAACTTCTATGATAGCACTATATCGTTCAACCAGCCTTCTTATTTCGTCTCTAATAAACCGAACATTAACTATATGGGCTTCTGGACATAATCGAAGTAGCTTATCGAATAGTTCAAAATAATGTTCCTTAGTATCATTAATTTGTTTCTTTTGGAATTCTACAGTGGTCCCAAAAGTGATTAAAGAATGTAAATTATCCAATCTATCACACGCTTTAATAGCCAAAACTTTCCAATTATTGCAGTTTTTCAATCTATCATGATATCCTTCTTTAGGATTTTTGCTTAAAAGCTGAACCATTGTTGCGACGTCTTTGCCAAAAGAATGTTCTAATAGTTCTGGAGTTAAGTCCTGAGTATCTTCAATGGCATCATGTAATAGACATGTAATAATCATATCACGGTCCATAATTTTCATATCATCCATTAAGATTATAGCAGTTCTTCTTACGTGCTCAAAATATCGTAATGGTTTACCATTTACCTCTTCTTTTCTAAATTGGGCGCGATGACCAAACTTAGCTAGCACATAAGCTAATTTAATATCAAGCTGATCTGTTGGAGAAAAATATGGACGAATTCTATTTTGAAATGATTCTTTATTTTCCATGATGTATATATTTCGGTTTGATTACAAGTTTTCTAATTTCTTTAGCCCATATATCATGGTCGCAATACGGCTGTCTATTCTTAAACTTACCACAAAGAGGGCATCCAGACCCATTACTTCTTGTACAAAGAGAAGTTTCCCATTCATGTTCACAAGTTGGGCATACCCACCAAAATCTTCTAGTACCAGACATTGGAACATTATAAGGAGTATATGGCAGATTTTTAGTTGGGTGCCATTCTTCAATTAACTCTGGGTGTGCTGCGGCAAAAGAATTCTCTAACTTCTGAACTCTCCCAATACAATTAGGACAGGATGTCCTCTGTCGTCTACGAAGATGAATATATGTTTGCCATTCATGCCCACATTTATGACATTTCCACCACACTCGCCTATTAGAGCCAAATGAAACAGACTCGGCAGTCAACGGAAGATTAAGTGTTGGATGCCAGTCTTTTGTTAGCTCTGGACACTCAACAGATAAAGAGTTTGCTAGAAATTTTTCCATATTATCTTATGTTTTTATACAATCCAGAGTCTAATTGTTTTAGGATTATATTCCTATTAGGCACTTTGAAATAAGCTAATATTTCTGAAACAAACCCTCTATACGGGTGAACTGTGCCTCGTTTACTAGACATTCTTTCAAATGCTTTCATGGGTTCAATACCTTTATAGATCATATAAGCATACACTATACTTGCAGATCTACTAACGCCTGCAAAACAATGAACGTACACATCGCCACGTTTCACGTTGTCGTCTATAAAGGTTAATGCTTTTGGAAGAATATTACATATGGCATTATCTTCTCCATCAACCAAAGATAACTGACGATGTTCTACTCCAATAAGGTTTAAGTCGGGCAGAATAATATCCGATATGTCTTCTAATTGAATTGAAGGAACATCGGACATGATAAACTCTGACCCAATGCTTAGACACGCGACACAAGATGGAAATTTGCCAAGCTTAATGTCTTGAACCTCCGCGAAGCTACCCAAGAATACATTTCCAAATATATTTTCCATTATCTTACCAGCTTATCAATGTATTCTCTGTCTTCTGAAAAGATAGGAATTGTATTATCCACTACCCAATCTGAACGCTCAGCACTGAACTCTTCTCCAGTAATTGGGTTTGTTCCAGATTTAAAAGTCTTAACCTTTACAATTGCACGCCCTCGTTTCTGAGGGATTGGACAGAAATTCCAATTAATTCCCTTTTGGAAACACAATTCTTGTAGTTCAGAGTTATTTTTGTTATTACATTCTTTGTGCGAGTATAAGGTTCTTGCTAACATCTGAACGGAGTTTCTTGTAGCATCCTGCTGTCTCCAAATAAAGTAATTACACACCTCTTCTTTTGGAAGTATAAAAGCCCTACTATCGAAAATGGCTAATTTGTGTACTCCGAAAATCTGCGGAGAAACACTTGTAAACACAGCAGATGCCATTCCGGCAGATACGCTAACCATCTTTTGAAGGTTGTTATCGAACCATGCCTGTGTTTCGATTGAGGAATAGTTTTTTAGTAGCAAAGAAATCTCATCTGATTGAACATAAGCCAGTTGACATCCCTGAACATTTTTGCACAGATATGTTGCCGTTTGATTCATGCAATCAACTAGATTGTCATCTACTGGCTTCTTACAGCCCTTAGTATAACTGTGGAAGGCTTTACCATCAATTCTAATAATGACGGGCATTCGAATTGGCAAACCAATTCGGTAAGCTCCCTCATAAGTTTTCATGCGGTCGCCCAAACTATCTTTTGTACTCATTGTTCTTTATCCATACGAAATTTCTGAATCAATCTTTGCTCTATTGCTAAATAAGAAAACCTTTAGTTTTTCTTTACTCTTCACAAGTTTTGAAAATTCTACTGGGTGCTCTGATTTCTTTTCGGATTCTTCAGACTCATCCTCGTCAGAATCGTAACACTCACCATAATACCCACAATCTTCGGCATTAGAATATTCTGGAGAGAAAAATGTATTAGCCTTCTTTCCTTCAGAGTAAGTAAATCTAAGATTATAAACAATCTTTTTTGCTCCGGTGTGCTCTAATAGAACTTCTTCAAATCTTTGTTTAAGAGCTTCGCTGCCATATACCATAATATATGCTGCAACAAAGTTCGCCTTATCTATCGGGGAAGATACATCAATTTCAGTAGATGCAAAATCTCCACCATCTAGATGAATTTCGCCCTTTGTATTAGGCTCAATTGTTTCCAACTGATCTTTAACAGTTAGCGGAAAATGTAAAGATACGCTATGTGAGCTAGAACTATTTGTTTCAAAAACGTTGCTGCGAATATTAATTGTCATTTCAACACTCCGTAATTCCGACTACAATGTACGAACTATCACTAAAAATAAAGGATTTCATTAAATCATTATCTGCCAATATATCACTAAA